TTGAATATGGAGTTGCTGATATACCAACATTAAATAGAATTAGAAATATTATATATAAGGCTAAAATGAATAAGCAAATTATTTTTGATGAAAATAATTGTATGTATAGAACTTTAGAATATATTGAAGGAAATAATATGGTTGGTTATGATGTTAAATTTGTACAACAACTTCTTAAAGAAAAAGTTTTATATTCTTTAGAAATTACAGGTATATATGATGAATATACAATGAATACTGTAAAATTCTTTCAAAAGATATTTTATGGAACTAAAAATGATAAAATAGCAGATGGTAAAGTAGGACCAAATACTTTACAAATGCTTAAAAATTGTAATTATAAAATACCAGAAGATGGAATATTTATTCCTAAAAGTTCTAGTATAAAAAATGAAAATATAGTTCTTCTTCAAAGAGCTTTAAATAATTTCTTATCTAAATTTGGAATTGAAATAAAAGTAAATGGATTTTATAATGAAAGTACTGCTGAATGTATAAAACGAATAAATAATATTAAAGATAATAGAGAAATTATGGGAATAAATTATTATGCCTTTGATGAAGAAGGAAACGAAGATGAAAGTTATTGGACTGAAGAAAATCTTAGAAAATGTTATCCTGAAGAATATGAATGGTTATTAAGTCATTATATTTTAAAAGATTATAATGGTATTAAAATTTAAATTTTCAAAATAAATATATATTATTATAGAGCTAATGGTTGACATTAGTAGATAGGAGGATAATATATGCATTTTAATATTATTAAATTTGAAAAAATTTATAATCCAGATAATGAAATTACTTCTTCAGAATTTATTTCTAAGAAAAAATCTTTTAATGATGAAGGATTATTTTCAGAAAGAATCTTTGGAGAAAATTCAGATTCAACAGGAATTGATATTCTTGGTTGGATAAATTTTCATGGTTATAAAATTATTAGCCCAACATTTTTTAAAAGACTTCAAAAAGTATTAAAGTCCAAAACACTTAATAAAATTATTTCTTATGATATGGAAACAGATGAAAATGGTCAACTTATTCCAGCAGAACCAGAAACATTAGAATATCAAAATTCAGGAATTATTGGTTTTATGGAAAACTTTGAAGATATTATGGACTTGTATGCTGATAAAGAAAGACCTGAATATGAAACTATTATGAAAGCATATAATGAAGATAAATTATTTATTGGTGTATATCCAGTATTTAGTGCTAAATTAAGACCAGCAATGTTATTTAAGGGAAGTAAAACTAATAAACCTAGTATTAAATATGATGATATTAATGGTTTATACAATTTTATTATTAATTATTCTTGTAAGTTAAAAGAAAATTTAGAAATTGAAGATGACAATGCAAAGATTTTAACCGTTAATAAATTACTTTATAATTTACAAGATTATTGTAATCAAGTTGTAGAATATATAATAGATTCATTTTTAAAAGAAAAGAAAGGGGTTTGTAGAAGATTAATTGCTAGTACAAGAGTTAATTATTCTTCAAGAAATGTTTTAACTCCAGGACTTCAAAATAATATTGATGATGTAAGTCTTCCTTATTTAACTTTTTTAGAGCTTTATAGATTTCTTCTTATTAATCTTATTGTAAAGACAGAAGGAATTACACCTAATGAAGCAGAAATCTATTTTGAAAGTTGTAAAAGACATTTTGATAAAAAGATGTATAAATATATGAATCAACTTATTACTAAAAGTAAAAAGGGAATTAAGATTATCCTTAATAGAAATCCAAGTATTAATATCGGTTCTCTATTGATTCTAAATGTTACTAAAGTAAAAAGTGATTTTAATGATTTAACGCTTAGTGTAAGTAATAATATTCTAACAAATCTTAATGCAGATTATGATGGTGACGTATTGAATATTATTGCTTTATTATCTGATAAACAAAAAGAAATCTTTAGCAGACTAAAGCCAGCAAGTTTAATTATTCATCCAAATAATGGAAGATTTGATAGAGCTTATAGTCTTACAAAAGATGCAAGATATGGATATGAGTTATTAAATAACTAAAAATAATTGGTTAGGGAAATGTATGTTCCCTAACCAAATTTTATTATATGATATAAAGGAGGTAATTAAAATGTCTCATAAGAAAAAGAAGTATAAGCCAATTCCTAAAAAGAAAGTATTAATTGAAAATCCGCTGATTGATGAAGTAGAAAATATCAGAAATAAAATTATGGAAGAAGATAAAAAAATTTATGATTTAAATTCTGATAAAAGAGATATTGTTGAAAATTTAGTTGATATTATTATGCTTAATAATGATATTAAAGAATTACTTAATCAATATATTTCTATTGATGAAGAAATCAAAACTACTATTAAGAAACAAGAAAACAGAAAGAATGATTTAAAATATAAAGAAGAAAAACTTGAAGAATCTGATAAAGAAATTGTAATTGAAAAGACTGATTTCAAAACAGCTTCAGATGCAGAACCTGGAGTTAAGATGGGTCTTTATAATAGACCTTGTAAGAATGCTGTAGCTTATTGTGCTACTAAACAAGTATTTCTTAATTATAATGATATTAGAAATAAGAAGTGTCTTAAACATAGAGACAAGAAACCATGTAAACATTTAATTTGGTTAAATTCTGATGGTATTTATTAAAAATGTCTCTATTTAACAAATTTATATTTTAAATTAGGAGGATAATCTAATGAAAAACTTAAATATTTTAATTCTTTGTGGTGGCAGTGGCAGTGGTAAAACTTTTATTGCTAATATGCTTTGTAATAATATGCTTCAGATTCATGATGGAATTAAAGAAATTGTTTTTCATAAACCTATGCAAGTCACTACAAGAAAACAAAGAGATTTAGAGAATCCAGATGATTATTATTTTATAAAACATGATTGTTTTAGTGAATTAAATAATTGTAATAAATTAACATGTGTAACTCATTTTAATAATAATTATTATGGAACTCTTGTTAAAAATCTTATCTATGGTGATAGTGCATGGAATATTATTGTAGCAAGTGCTGAAGGAATGAATAATACGATTTATAATATTTCTAATTGTATTGACCATGACATTGTATCAACTGTAATTATCAAAACAGCTCTTGTATTAGCAATGCCTAGTGATGGAATAATTAATGAACATGGAAGAGATAAAGAGTTCTTTAAGAATGAAATCTATGATTTAATTCAGCAACCATTTGATTATTATATTCCTAATTATGAAGGAAAAAGAATTACTCTTAAAGAAGTAATTAAGATTTTAGGTTTTAACTGTTATGAATAATATATGGGGGGAGATTAATTTCTCCCCTTCTTTTTTAAAGGAGGACTTTAATGAAAGAATTAAAAATATATAGTGATGGTGGTTCTCACAATAATGGTGGTAAGAAAAAAGGAGAACCTGTATGGGGTTCTTATGGAGCTATTATTGTTAAGGATAATAAAGTAATTTATAAATTCCAAGATTTTTATGAGAATGTTACTAATAATAATATGGAGCTTTTTGGATTTATTAAAGCATATACGGAATTTTTAAAAAGATATAAATCTAAAGAAAAATATCATATCACCGTTATCTCAGATAGTCAATATCTTATTAAAGGTATCAATGAATGGCTTCCTGGTTGGAAAAAGAGAAGATGGAAGAACTCTTCAGGAAATATTATTGAAAACCTTTATATGTGGAAAATTATTGACAAACTTTTAGTATATAATCCTAATATTGAATTAGAATTTGTATGGCAAAAAGGACATAAGGGAAAGAGTGTTTCATTAGAAGAAAATCCAGATATCTATTTTAATGAAATGGTAGATAGTATGGCTACTGAAAGTATTAATGAAGCATCTAATCCAGATAAATGGTGGTTCTTTCCAGAAGGAGCAACTTTTGAAGACCATTTAAAGAAAATTGGAAATATTTTAGGAGTAAAGGAGTAATGATTATGTATAATGTAGAATCTAAAGAAGAAATTAGAGAAGGTAACTTTAAAGCAATGAATGATATTATTAAAAAGTATACTAATAATAAATTTGAATTTGAGTTAAATAAAGTTTATGAACTTTATGTATATTCAAATAAAACTATGGAAGCAAAACTTATTGATGTTAAATATGATAGATTTGTTTTTGAAATTCAAGTAGGAAGAGAAGCATTTAAACCAATTATTTCTCTTTCAATTCATGATTTTATTTATGGTATTGAGCATATTAATGATTTCAAAAATAGTTGGTTGCCAAGAGAAATTTATATTCTAGACCTTTATAATCCCACAAAGGCTACAGAAAAATTGGCTAAAGAAATAAAAGAACTAGCAGATGAAACAGTAAAAAGAAGTCAAAATTGGAAAGACTTTTCTTTTCCATTTTTCGATGATTTTGTTAAAGAAACAAGAAATGAAGAACTAAAAAAAGCAGAAAAAGAAGCTAAAAAAGATTTATTTATTCAAATGCATTCACCATATTTAAAGAAAGCTAAAATACCAACTTTTACTGGAAATAAATTACTTGATAACCCATTAGATGTTTTTAATCTTGAACTTGAACAATGTGATATTCCAAAAAGTCTTAAAGCTGCTTTAATGACAAATAAAATTTATGAAAGTGATATTAATTTAAATATAGAATATAAAATTAAAGGAAATATTGATGGATATAATTTAAATAATTATACTTTTAAACTTGATTCTTATAATAAGACTTTACAAACTATTAAATTTGTATCAAAAGCAAGTCAATCAAAACTTAGTTTAGAATTAAGTTTAAATAATATTAAAAACAAAAAATTTATCATTACTGAAGTTAAAGAAGAAAGAGAAAAGGAAAAAGTAAAAAATCCAATTTATGATTGGATTCCTAATGATAATAAAGAATTAACAAAAGAAGAATTAAGAGAATACTTTGACCTTCTCTAATTGTTTAATTATTGAAAGGATGATATGATTTATGTATAATGTTTATGACCCATATTTAAATAAGAAGAAGATTTTTAATAGTAATTTAAATCAAATTGGATATGTAATTAATGAAGACGATAAGCATTTTCTTGTTATAGAGAAAGATACACACAAGAGAGCTTCATGGTTAAAAGTTAATTGCAGTGAATTAAAAGGAGTAGATTTAAGATGAATGAAGAAAAGATTTACACTTATGAAAATGATTTTAGTGTAACTGTAAATGATAAAGCTATTGAAGAAGCTTTAGATTTAGAAATTGAATGTTTGACTAATGATAATTGGGATACTGGTGTTGAAACAGTAAATTGTACTTTTGATATCCCATGTGTTACTAGATTTTGATTATGAGTAATTGGCAAGATTATTATATAGCAATAGTTATCACAATTATTGCTTTAATTAAGATAGTAGAATTATTTATTAATAACTTCAGTATATTGATGAAATCATCACCAAAACCTATTCCAAAGGAAAATAAATATAAAGAGGTTATGGATGATTTAATGAATATTATTCATTATAAGTGTTTAATGGCTAATAGAAGAATTCTTCAACCATTGGTTGATAAAGCTTTAAATAGCAAACCACTTATTAATGATAAAATTGTAAATAAACTTTCAGTTCAAATAACTCAAGAAGTATTGGAGGAAATGTCTGAAGATTATAAAAAGAAATTATTAACTATTTATAATCCAGATAAATTAGAAGATATTATTCTTGAATTGGTTTATAATACTGTTACTGAAATGGCTTTAGAAATTAATAAAAAGAGTATTAGAGAACTTAAGTTTATTAAAACATTTAAAAGCTTTACTAAGAATGATATTGATAGCGAATAACTATAATCCCATAAGAGAGAAATCTCTTATGGGAAATTTTTTTCTATGAACCCGTATTAAACTATAAATTCGGATATATATTATAATTGTGAATAAAGGAGAATGTTAATATAGTGCCTTAGACTATAAGTTTGTATGTTCCATAGGACACTCTTGCATGAATTAAAGAAAAAATTCATTTGCGATATAAGAGGATAACAGTTAGGAAATTAAATACATATGAACTAACATTCGGAAGGAGTTTATCATGAACGTAATTAATGAATTCAAGGGTGTAGAAAATGTAGAAGTAAATGTATGCGGTAAGAAGGTAAATATTGATATTGTTCATCCTGACCAGACTTATGCATTTTCTGCTCTTCTGACATCTGACACCGTAATGGGTATTATGAATCGTCTTGAAGGAATTATGAGACATGACAACGAAATTAAAGTAACATTGTCTTTTATGACAACTGAAGGTCCTGTATGCTATGATACCGTTTCTAATGCTGATGAGGCTCATAATGCATGGCGTAATGTCATTGGTTATGAAAAAAGTCAAAGAAAATGGTTTTGTGGTGAAGGATTTAATTGGCTTGCATATGGTGTTAAAATCGTTGTTGAGAAGAATGGTTCTATTGTTGAATCTAAAGTAGATTATACTGAGCAGTATTATATGCCTGTTTATCTGAATGGTTATTGCATTATGAAAAATGGTTTTGTAAAGAATTTCACAATGTAATTAATCTAAAAAAGAAGCCATTTGTATCGGCTTCTTTTTTAGTAAACAATTTAATAATTAATGATTTTCTAAAGTAACATTTCTAATAAGAAATGCAAAAAAGAAAATTATTAAAAAGAAGGATAAGAGTCTTTATGACTCTTATCCTTTATAGCAGCTCTATTAAAACTTCCTTTACCTTTTTTGTTTTGTTTAATTCTTGTTCTAGGATTAAATCCCCATTCATTTCTCATTTTTTTAGCTTCTAATTTTTTCTTATTTTTTTCTAGCATATAAATTTCTCCTTTAAAATTATAATTTGGTGTTACACAAAAATAATATATATTTATAAATATATATTATGATTATGACAGATTTACATATCTGATTTATATTATTTATTAAAGGAGTTTTATTTATGAAAAGAAATAAATGGAAGAAAGCGGAAGATATTAAGTTAGTGGACATGGCTTGGAGAGAATTTGTTGAGATGTTAGAAACTTTCAATTTCTCTTTTAGTAAACAACTTAAAGGAGATCATGAGGAATATCAAAGAATAATTACTAAAGAAACTGTACATAAAGATGGAACAGTTGAAGTAGTTATAGTAAAAATAGATAAATTTACAGTTAAACATAGCAAAACAGTACCTTTTGGTATTGTTACTCAATTTAGAAGAAAATTAAAAAATGATACTTTTGATAGTATTAATGGTCGTGGTTATTAATATTATTAAACACCTCTTAGGAGGTGTTTTTTTTTCATAATTTATTTAATTAAAATATTATTATATTTTTATGAAAGGAGCATATAAAATGGAAACAAAAGATAAAGATTTTATTCCAGAATTTGGACAAATTGTTTTAAATGAAAATGGAGAGCAAGTTGTTGGTGATGGTGTTCATCCAATTTCTCAGTTACCAAAGCCTACTATTCTTCATGACTAAAAAAAAGAAGGAGGAGAGATTAATTCTCTCCATACCTTCTGAAATCGCAAATGATAACATCAGCATTTTCAGTATCTCTTATTCTTTTAACAACTTCTTCAATAGTAAATTCAAATCTCTTTCCTATTACAATGATATCTTCATCAATATATTCTGGTAATTCTTTTGACTTATCAGTTTCATAGACATTGTAAGATGTGTTATTAGCTAATGTGCTTTTATACAATGCACTTTCACCATTGAAAATAAAAACTGGTCTTTTATTATTATTGTTTCTTGGAATTTCTATAAAGAAAGTATCATTAACTGTTGCTGAACCAGAAGGATAATAAAAATCAAAACCATAAAAATTACAGAATGCAATCACATTATTATCAGAATCTTTAATTTCAAAAATTTCTAAATCAGCTGTATCAGATACTTTAAAAAAACCTTTGCTTTCAGAGTCCTCTTCAATATCTGCAAATACTGTTTTTTGGTCATTATTATATCTATAATTAAATTGAATAGCTTCATCTTTTTTAAGTCTCTTGATATAGATTTCACCGTAAGTGGCAGTACACCAACCACTGCCACATTCACCTTCAGTAGTCCAGAAGCAAAAATCAAATTTTTCATTACTTTTAATGTCTCTTAAATAAAGATGATACTTATAACAGGTGCATGGTGTATACTCAAAAACACAACAACTTCCTTCTACACTATAACCCATATAAGCTTCTTTGTACATACCAATAACATTAAATTCTCTAATCATAAAGCAAAACCCTCCTATAAGGTTAAAAAGATAAAAATTAATCAAACTTACACAAAAATAATATATATTTAAAATTTTAAATTAAGAAAGGAATGATAATAATGCTCAATACAAAATCTTTTAAATGTTTATTTTGTGAAAAGAAATATGTTAGCAAACAAAGTTTATATGAACATATGGGAAATGAACATAATGATAATCTAGAAGGTTTATCACCAGCACATTATTATTTTGATTACAAGAATCGAAATACTAAACATATGGGTAAATGTACAGAATGTGGTAAACCTACTGAATTTAATGAAACTACAGAAAAATATAATAGATTATGTAAAAATCCTAAATGTAAAGAAGCTTATGTAGAAAAATTTAGAAAACGAATGTATGCTAAAGGTAGAGATCCTATTAATGATTTAAAAGATAGAGATAGACAATTAAGAATGCTAGCTAATAGAAAGATATCTGGTGAATATAAATGGAGTGATGGTAAAAAATTTACTTATACTGGAACATACGAAAAAAACTTTTTAGAGTATTTAGATAAAGTATTGAATTATCCAAGTAGTGAAGTTTTTTCACCAGCACCTCAAGTATATAATTATACCACTACAGATGGTAAAAAACATTTTTATATGCCAGATGTATATTTATCAGATGTTAATTTATTAATAGAAATTAAAGGAAGTCAAAGTGGTTCTGGTTATAGAGATAGAGATTTAGGCTTAGAAACTTTAAAAGAATCAGCTGTTATGGAAGATGTTAAAGCTAAAAAAGTAAATTATATAAAAGTACTTGATAAGAAGTATGATGAAGTTACAGAAAAAATTAATGAATTAAGAGAAAATAGCTAAAAAATAAGCTCATAGAGGTTAATCCTCTATGAGCAATATATCTTTATTTTCTTCTATTATTTCATTTAATCTTTCTTCTAAATTTTCTTTATAACTAATTCTATAAAGTTTTATTTTATGTTCTTTACAATAATCATCTTTTAATTTATCTCTTTCTTGTTGGGATTTTAAAACATCTTCTCCAAATATATTTAAATAATGAAATTCCCCATCATACTCTAATAAAATATTTTTATTATCTTTAGTTAATAAGCAAAAATCAAATTTTAATAAACTTTTTTTACTTTTATAGTATAGTCCTTCAAATTTTTTTTGTTCTGTAAATTTAATTCCAATTTTATTAAAATAAGTTCTTATTGCTTTTTCTTTTTTACTTAATTTACAATTTGGACAAGTTTCTCGTGATAAAATAACGGTTGGTATAGTTTCCCATTCATAACCACATTCATTATGCCTAACTAAAATTTTTTTATAGCTAGACATATATTTACCCAAAACAGTATACTCATTACCATATAAATCATACATTTCTTTTTCGAATTGTTCTTGAGATTTTCTTTTCTTTTCAATAGAACATTTAGGACAAACTTTTTTACTTAAAATTACACTTGCTGTTATTTTCCATTCATGTCCACAAACATTATGTCTAATTAAAACTTTCTTACATGAATTTACATATTTACCTAAAACTGTATATTCATCACCATATAAATCATGTATTTCTTTTTCAAATTGTTCTTGAGATTTAGTTCTATTACAATGAAAACACCATCTTCTTTTTAAAATATAAGTAGGCATTGTTTCTGATTCATAACCACAAACATTATGTCTAATTAAAACTTTTGTGCGTGCATTTACATATTTACCCAAAACAGTATATTCATCACCATATAAATCATGTATTTCTTTTTCAAATTGTTCTGGAGATTTAGTTTTTTGAATTTTAGTACAATAAGGACAATGATCTACTTCATATGCTCTTTTAGCTTCCCATTCATAACCACAAATATTATGTCTAATTAAAACTTTTGTATTTGCATTTACATATTTACCCAAAACAGTATAATCTTTACCAAGTTTTTGTTCTAATTCTTCTTGAGTTATTCTTATCATTAATATCAACTCCCTTTCACAATATTAAAATATATATTTATAAAAACTGTATTAAATATAAATATTAAATATATATTATAATTGTGAATGAAGGATAATATTATAAGGTCAGCTCTGATATTTGAATTTGTTCGTTGATAAATAAACCTTTATATAAAAACTGGAGGAAATTGTTATGAAAAATATTAATTCATTAAGTGCAACCGAAGTTAACTATGAGGTAGAAAAAATTCTTATTGGAAAAAGAAGTAATTATAAATTTGAAGAGCTTCTTTCCAGAGCAAAAAAACTTGCAGAAATTCCTGCAAGAAAATCTATGAGCAATACAAAAAACCAGAAGAAGAAGTATACATACTAATCTTCTGTAAAGGGAAACACTCTTCGGAGTGTTTTCCCTCCCAATTTGGGAGATTAAATTTTTTTTTCTATGTTCCTAAAAAATAAGAGGATAAGGTAATAAACCTTATCCTCTTTATTATATTAAAAATGAGTATACATATATTACTTTTGAAAAATTATATTTTTATTCTCATTTAATATTTCATCTATACATTCTTCTATTTTATCAAATTCAGTATAATCTATTCTATATAAATATATATTATTATGAGACATTACATAATCATCTTTCATTTTATCTCTTAATTGTTGTTCTTTTAAAGAAAAATCATTATAAAATATTTCTTTAAAATGAAATTCTCCATCATATTCTATTATTATGATAT